CAATCCCAGATTTACTAGCAACACCATAAGGATCAGTAGTCCCAGTTGCAATATCATTACGAGCATTATTCAAATCAGTAGCCCTACCTGTAAGTTCAGCAGATGTTTGATTAGGATTAGTCATGGCATCACCTGCATAATTAGAAATCTGTCCAGTACCCTTAGGAACTTTATTACCCAAATAAACTGCATACTCTTGTGGTGACATAATTTCTCCAGTCTTAGGGTCTTTGTATTTATCGTAGAAATTATTTGCAACAGGTTCGGGAGTAGTTTGAGCTGGAGCAACTGGAGCAACTGGAGCCTGTGGAGCCTGTGGAGTTGTAGCCCTACCTGTAAATACAGGGGCAGGAGCTATTGCTGAATCTCCAGATACGTTAAAAATTCCACCATTATAAGGTAGCGTTTCTTCGTCTAATTTCTGTCCGCCTATCATAGAAGGCGTTGAATTTGAATTACCTCCGGAGGAGTAATCACTATAGAAATCTAATAATGAATTTTTCATATGTTTAATATTGATTATTATATCCTGAACTTAATAACTTATTTCCCTTATTCCATAAATACCCAGCAGCTCTAGTGTTAGAGTTAGCACTTCTTTCAGTATTTCTTGTACCCTGGAAATTATAGTTACTAGGATTATAAACACTAGATAATGTAGACGAGCCAACTCCTCCTCTAGCTTTGTTAGCATTAAAAGTATTACTACCTAAATTATAATATTGGTTTAGATTATCAGCAGCAGTATTTCCATATTTATATTGGAAGTCATTAGCTGTTGAACCAATTTGTCCAGCTACTTTATTTTGAGTATATGACTGATCTTGATTGTAAGCTCGCTCCAGATTCTTTTCTTTCTGAACTCTGCTTCCAGAAAAAAGTACACCAGAGTCAGCTGATTGTTGATCAGATTTAGTTTTATCAGCTTCGAAAGATTGACCAGAATTTATCAAATAGTTCTGATAGTCATCTTGTTGTTGAGCTAAAGAAGATTCTGCATCAGCTGTCTCCTTGGCTTGTAGAGCCTCGTAATACAATTTATTGTCATCATTAGCCTGTGCAAGAGCCGTTTGCTGGTCTTCAGAACTAAAAGGTTGACCGTTAAAATCAACTATCCCAGCTAGGTTACCTGTTTGAAGGGCGTTAATAACTTCTTCTAAAGAACTACCACCTTGAACTAACTCACTTATTTTAGGATTTTCAGAAACTGCATCTGAATATAATTGATCAACTGATTCTTGTGTTTCAGGGCTACCTTCATAAGAATTTAATCCCCAACCTTGAGATTGTAAAGTAGAAGCTCTTCCACTTCCAACGTCCACTACTTCTTTTTGTCCGCTAGGTCCGTACAGAGTAGCTTTGCCAGTAGACGTGGATGTAGTATTTCCAGCAGGAGATTGATAAGTTTGTAAATTATTAGTTGGAGTCTCTAAAATCCAACCACCAGCAAAAGCATTTGGATCTCCAACTGTGATCTGCTTTCGTTCTTTTGTAGTAGGATTAAATACTGTTGCTAATGCCATATGGTTATTATATTACTTTATCTTAGTTTTGAGTAACTCTATTTCTTCCTGAAGTTGATTTATTCTATGAGCCATAATTAAATATAAATCTTGTTTGCTTTCAAACATTCCAATCATTTGACCCTCTCTAATTTCTTTTGGTTTCAATCCAAAAGTAGGAAGTATTTTTGGTACATCTGTTCTTTTTCTATTAGCTATTAAATTCATATCATTATCACCTAGAGGATCAAAAGTTTCAGGATTAAAACTTTTTTCTGGTACAGGATTCATCTTTTTATTAATTACATTACTATATAATAATCTTTTTTCTTCAATTGTTTTACTATCATCTAAGTAATCAAGTTTATTTTTTTCAACCATATTATTTTATTAATTCTACAAATCTTTCAGCAAGAACTTCTGAAGATAAACACGCTTGTGATTTTTCTTCTTCGTAAGTTTTATAATCATTTGCAATTTCTCCCCAATCTTTTTCGTTATTAAAATTTAATGAAAATAACAATGTAGCAGTTACTACTAAAATAAGACCAATTATTATTGTTATTGCTATGTTTTTTTCAATTTTTATCATACTTTTATTATTATTTAATTAAAATTATTATTAATAAGAAGTCATATCAAAAGAACCAGTCCATGTACCATCACCTGGCCTTCCACGAAATTGGTCTGTTGCTCCACTAGCGTAATTAACTATATCACCAGCAACGGATGGGTTTGATGTTCCAGCAATTAATTTTATCTTAGGAGCTGTGATATATGCTGTTGCATAAATTATACCAGTACCCATTGATGCTCCACTTCCGCCAACTTTTAACCCAGCCGAAATATATTGAGAAGTAGTCGATAAAAGACTGGTTGTAATTTGAGATCCAGTAATTGTATTAGATGAAATTTTATTAGCATTTAATGAACCAGTTGCTATTCTACTAGCAGATAATGTTCCTGTTGAAATATTACTAGCATTAATATTTGTAACACTAACTACTGAAGCATTTAAAGTACCAGTAGTAATAGTACCACCAGAGATATTAGTAATATATCCATTGTTTCCAATCTGGTCTGTACCTGTACCGCCTCCAGAAATATTGCTATTAAATGTTGCTCCATTCGTAGCGTCTGTTCGAGCTACTGAAAGAGACCCAGTAGTAATTTTTCCAGCATCTAAATTACCTATATATGCACTTGATATTGAATTTCCAGTCCAAGTAGACCCAGTCCCGACAGAGGCGTTAGTCAAAGTAATACTAGAAGCAGTGACTGCTCCAGCCATAGTAACTCTAAAAGGAGCTGAACCAAATGCAGCATTTCCTAAATAAATTCCATTAGCATCAGCTTTAAAAATATTGTTACTTGAACCAATAGCTATACTACCACCAATGATGGAAGGTGAAGAAATTGATATACTTGCAACTACATATTGAGCTGTGATATTTAAAGCATTCACATATCCAGTTGTCACAACATTTCCAACGATAGTAGTAACACCCGCTGAATCTTTGGCAGTACCCAGTCCAACATTAGTACCAACAATCAATTGACCAGTAGTAATCTTAGAAGCATCAATAGTATTTGCAATAATATTATCTCCAACAATTTGAGTAGCTTCAGAAAGCATATAAGTTGCAGAAGTGATTCCATTTTCAGCAACCGCTATAAGAACTTTTCCTAGCCCGACTGCGTCAGAAGAAGTAGTAGTTTTTTGATAGACAGTCTCTGAATCTAATAACGATAAATATATATAAGTTTTAGCAGCCATCACTCCAGTAGAACCAGCATCAATAGAATAAGCAGTCCCATCAGCCGAAGTGAAAGTACCAGCTCCCCAAGTAACTGTATTCAAACTAGCAGATGTAAAAGTACAAGTTTGACCCCACCCCCAATTAGAAACATCAAGGGTGGTAGTTGGGATAGTTCCATCTTCTATTTGTGCTCCATCGATTTGAACATTACCAGTATTTATATCTTGAGCAGCCCCACCAGAAGGAATAGAGGCTGGTTCAGCTTCAGACGAGTCAGTTGAAACAAAAGAGGAGTCCTTTGTTTCCAAATTCTGGTTATTATCCCTATAAAGGAATCTGTTTAAATATAAATCTGATAATTTCATATATTAATTTTGTTCAAAACCAGCATCCTCAATCTTTAATATTTCAATACCATTGAAAATTATTGGGGTACCAGTAGTGTAACCCCTTATTCTAGTTCTAATTATATTAAAATTTTTAGTTACTTCATTAGGAAACAAAGATACATAATCACCATTAATAGTTCCTATATCGTTCCACTTATTTACTGTATCCTTATCAGCTTGATATTGCATCAAAGCTCCACCGGCATTTTTAGTCATTATAGCAAAACCAGTTATTGCTTTAAAATGAGAATACATTTCAGTAAATGATCGCCATCGATCAATCATTTCGTAATAAATCTTTTCTCCAAAATCAGTAGTACCTGAATCTAATTTACCAACTAGCCCCAACGAAGTACCGGCAATTTGCTCAATTGTTGTACCATCATCATATTTTATTAAAGATGTAATACTTACATCTTCAAAATCATAGATAGTCCAAATTTGAGTGGAAATAGAATATCTAACCTGACAATTTTTATAATCAACACCCTCTAAAGTTAACGGTCCGCATGACCATTTTACAGCATCATTGCCATCATAAATACCAATTATATTAGTATAATTAGATCTTGGAATAGCTTTTACAACATCATTTATTCTTCTTGATATTTCAGTAGGCTGACTATCGTAATTAAATTTATAGAATCCAGAAGAGTGATGAAAATAAACCCCATCTTTTCCTTGGACTATTGATTCTTGGGAAAATGTTCCAACATTATATGCTGGGTATGGATCTACATTAGTCGTATTGTAGACGCGATAAATATGATTTTCTTTAAAAAGTAGCAAAGCTTTTGGCACTCTGAATAACCCTGTAATCGATTCTCCATCCTGCGGAGAAAATTTAGCAATAAAATTTGTAGTAATATCGAAAGTCAAAGGAGTAACATAGGTAGTTCCATCTGTCGACTGAACAATATCAGTGTAATAAAGAATATCAGTAGAAGAATCAGCTACCCAGATACGCCCGCCAAAACCAGCCTCTATAAAATCAGCCGCTGGAAAAGTAGCCGGAACATCGGTTGTGCCAAATGCTCCACCATTGGAAGTATTTGGATCATCACCAGCATTACCATTTACCATCCATACCCTATTTAAAAATTGACTAAATCTAGCTTTTGTAGTTACTGTGGTTGTTCTAACTGAAGTCCAGTTCGTACCGTTCCAAACTGAAACGTCTGTTCCTACTTGAGCAAAAAGTCTCTTGTTGCCTGATTGAATATTTAAAGATCCGAAAGCAATTACACTCCCGGTTAATGTTGTTGCATAGGTTGTTACACCATATCTAGTAATCATCGAACCAATTCTATCAAAGTCCATATTGATAGCCAGTTGAACAGAATTTTCTGGGCAAACAGTATCATTCAATTGAGATGATCTAATAACTCCTTCTGTTGGATATGGTATATTTATGTCTTTTATTGTAGGCATAATTTCTATTTAATTTCACTATTACCCCACTCATCCCGCAAAAAAATAAGTGGGGAGGTAGAAAAACTACCGTGTCAGAACTTACGGAGTAAGAACCAACACATTTAGAATTGTATCGCTTGAAGGATCGCCAGAGAAAGTAATATCAACAGAACCGATATTAGCTTCAACTGATAGAATGGAAACATCATTTCCACCGTTGTTAACTAAAGTAGCAAAAACTGTATCAGTAGCAGCAACACTAGCGAAGTCACCAGCTGAAAGATTTTCAGTAGCGCCACCACCAGTTGTTGTAACAATTTCGTTTACAACTGTAGTAATTCCAGTAGGACCAGTATATCCAGTAGGACCAGTATAGCCAGTAACAGAAGAATCAGCTCCTGAATAACCAGTATAACCAGTTGGACCAGTATAACCAGTTGGACCAGTGTAGCCAGTTGAACCAGCAGCACCAGCACCAATTACTGTCCATGCTGGGACTGCAACTGTGCCTGTCATTTGGTAAACAGCTGAACCATCTAAATCTTGAAGTATGCACTCTAATGCAAAAACATTTGCATATGTCGCACCAGCGTAAGGTGTTCCACCAGT